TTACAAAAAAAGAATGAAAAATTAGAAAGTGAGAATGAAAAATTAGAAAATGAGATAAAAAATTTAAGACAAAAATTAAGAGGGGTTGATAAAGCTTTATTGTTAGAAAATCAAATACTAAAAGAAAAATTAGAAAATTCCGAAAAAGAATGGGTTGAACATATTGATATATTTGTTGAAAAATGGTATGAGGAAAATAAGGACAATATTGATATAGGGGTTGTAAATTTAGGTTTTTTTAAGGTAGATATTTTACCAGATTATATAGAAAAGCATTTATATAAAAAGGTTTTAAAAATATTATATTCTTATTTGACAACAACACTCGCACCCTCCCTCAAAAACCCTGAGTCATAAAATTTACTTTATATGTTTAAGGCAAAAGAGGTTGTAGTTGGACGATTTTTTGGAGGACGCCCCCTTTTCTTCTTAACTGGCACATCAGTATTTATCTTAACTTCGCGTGTAGCATCTGGGTTAATTTTTGCGGGTTCAGGAACTGATACGACTGGGGTTGGTTCTTCACGGAATTCTTTTATTTGGTTTAATATACGTTCAACATCTTGATCCTTTGGTCCTGACATTTCTTGACTACCTGGTGGAGGGGGTGCATCTGGTACAAAACTTGGTTGTGGTGGTATGAATGTAGGATGAGCGGGAGTACTTTGGTTTAACATATCATCAAGAACATGACCTAAACCGGGATTGTTTTGTGTTGATTCTGAAACAGCGGCTGATGCAAATTGTCTTGCAAGATCTGGATTATTTTTCAGAATATCTTCCATTTGAGGTGATGCTGATTTGAATAAATTATTTGTCATATGAAACATAACAGCAGAGCCTCCAAGCATCATAAGTAGTTTTAATTCTGGAGCAATCTTTGTCTTTGCTTTATATTTTTCATGTAGTTCTTCAAAAACATCGTCATAATCAGTCAAATTTTCATGTAATGATTCAGACCATCCATCAAGTTTTATATCAAAAGGGTCAAATTTACTGTTTAAAAATTCTACTCCAGAAGCAAATGCCATCATTGTTTTTCTTTGAAATTTTATACTATTTTCAAGGTCTCGCTGATTCTTCAATCTGGAATATTCTTCCTTCATTTCGTCAAGTGAAGATGATGAACTATAATGCTTTGATAAAGGTATTCCTCTTGATTCAAGTCTCTTTAGCTTAAATAACAATTCTTGACGTTCAGCACCATCATTAACCGATATTCTTGATGGAGTTGGTATACTAAATCCACTACTAAAGTTTATTGGTTGTGATGAAGACTTATCTTCAGAACGTATTGCATTTATTTTGAAATCTAGATCATCATCATCTCTTTTTACAATAGTTGGTGGAGATTCAACTTTTAAATTAACATCAGGAACTTCAATAGAGTTTTCAGTTTGTTGATTTGGATTTGGCGATGCTCTTGATTTATTTGGATCTACAAGTAAATCTAAATCCTCAATACCATCACTCATTTGTTGACTTGTATCAATAGGATTATCTAATTCGCTTCTATCAATTGTAACACTTGGAGAATTTAAAGAATCAATATTGACTTCTGTGACATTCATCTTTATGATTTATTTAGCGGAATTAGTTTATACAAGTTTGTCGCAGTAAGCAAATGCTTGAATTATAACATCCGATAAATCATCCTTTTTTTTGGACTTTAACCAAGATTCTTGAACAGCAATGGGGAGCTCTGGATTATCTTTTTCAAATAATTTAGTAACAACATCTATTGAAAAAGCCTTGGTTTCTTTATATCCTTTTGGCATTTTTTCAATCCAACCAATTGATTTACAAAAATGCATTTTTCGAGATGCTGATATACATTTTACATCATGTTTACAATCTTTTAGTAAACAAAAATATGTAAAAACAATCATTTGCATTGATTTCATTTGTGGGTTTTTCATACATGGCTGGTTTTCTATTATTACAGCGTCACATTCTAAAGGACAAAATATTGAATCAAAATGTTTTGCCACATTATTAACAGTAGTTTGAAGATCAATAGTACTAATTTTCTTTATTTTTTTAGCGCGCAATTCTGATTTTATCAAATTTTGTAATTCTTTTTTATTTGTTTTTTCAGGAATATTTATACCTAAAACTAATAAACATTCTTTTAGTTGTGTTTTTGTCCATTTCATATATTCAATATATACGTAGTTCAAATCATTATATGAATGATTAATATTCACATTGTTCCATTTAATAATTTTCCAATCTAAATTTGGTTTTATACTATTAATTTCTATTAAAACATAACTTAAATTTTTAATACCAACATCTATTGATAATATTCTCATAAATAGTTTTATATTTCTATTAAATAGTTATGTATTGATAATAAATCCAATTTATTAAGTAAATTTAATGTCTGAAATCAAACCTTTGATTATTGGAACTGGCAGTTTCGGTTCTGCAATGGCAATTGTTTTAGGAAAATCACTACCAAATACACAAATTATTATATGGGGGAGGCGTTTAGAAATAGTAGAAGATATTAACAATAATCGTAGAAATAGTGAATACTTGCCTCCAAATTCTTTGAAATTCCCAGATAATATAATTGCTACAAATAATCTTCAAGAATCTGTAAAAATTAGTAATATTATATTCATAGCAATACCAAGTATATTTTTGGAAAAAATTTTATATTCAATAGATTTGAATTTAAACAATAAAATTCTTATAAGTCTTGTAAAAGGTATCTTTATAAAAGACAATCAAGTTAAAAACTTATTTACAGTTTGTGAATTACTAAATAATCGTTTTCCTAAATGCGATTGTTGTGTTTTATCTGGACCAAATATATATAGTGATTTAGCAAGAGGAAAATTCGCAGAAGCTACAATTGGTTCATATAATTTAGATATAGGCAATAGAGTTAAAAACTTATTTACAAAACATTCAAATTTTAAAACAAATGTAACATTCGATAGATTTGGTGTAGAATATGCTGGATTATTAAAAAATATAATATCTCTTGGTTGTGGATTTATTGATTATATTGGCAGTGTAAATGCAAGAGCAGCATTAATACGACAAGGTATACATGAAATGTATAATTTTACTTGTACATTAAAAATACCTTTACCATCTAAGAAAACCTTTTTCGAAGATGCCTGTGGAATAGGTGACCTTATACTTACTACACATTATGGTAGAGGATTTATTCTTGCAAAAGAATTTCTTAAAGAATCTAATATACAAAAAGAAAAAGACTGTGCGCAAATATGGCAAGAAGTTGAATCTAATCTTTTTAATAATATGAAAATACCTGATATACATAATTGTTTTATTATTGGTAAAAATATAGAAAATAGGGGGTTGACTTCTGTTTTTCCAATATTAAATGCTATATATTCTATTACATGGAAAAAAGACGATCCAAATATACTTTTACATATTCTTTTAGAGTCACCATAGTACACATAGAGTTAATAAAAAAATATAAGTAAATGAAACTATAAAAAATTATACAATGACTGATACAAGTGTTGAAAGTATTCCTGAAACAAACGTTGATACAAAGGTTGATACAAAGGTTGATACAAAGGTTGATACAAACGTTGATACAAAGGTTGATACAAACGTTGATACAAACGTTGATACAAACGTTGATACAAACGTTGAAACATTTGCTTTTTCTGCAGATATTAATCAATTGCTTTCTCTTATTATTAATACCTTTTATTCAAATAAGGAAATTTTTTTAAGAGAGCTGATATCTAATTCATCTGATGCATTAGATAAGATTCGTTATCAATCTTTAACAGATTCATGTGTTCTTGAATCAGATTCAAGCATGGAGATCCAGATTATTCCGGATAAAGCAAACAAGACTCTAACAATTAGTGATACTGGTATTGGTATGACTAAATCCGATTTAGTAAATAATCTTGGTACAATTGCTAAATCAGGTACAAAATCTTTTATGGAAGCTTTGTCTGCTGGTGCAGATATATCCATGATTGGTCAATTTGGTGTTGGATTTTATGCGGCTTATTTGGTAGCAGATAATGTTAAAGTTACATCAAAAAATAATGACGATGAGCAATATACTTGGGAATCAACTGCAGGTGGTTCATTTACAGTTGTAAAAGATTCTCCAGAATCCAAAAAAATTAGTCGTGGAACTCGTATTGTACTTACTTTGAAAGAGGATATGCAAGAATTTTTGGAAGAGAGGCGTCTAAAAGATCTAATAAAAAAACATTCTGAATTTGTTGATTTTCCTATTAGATTGTATGTTGAAAAGACTATTGAAAAGGAGGTAACTGATGATGAAGAAGATGAAGACGAAGACGAAGACGAAGATGTTAACGGAGATGATGATGATGCTCCAAAAGTAGAAGATGTTGATGAAGAAGAAACCAAAAAGGAGAAAAAAACAAAGAAGATTAAAGAGGTTACAAATGAATGGGAACATCTAAATGGTCAGAAACCAATATGGATGCGAAAAGCTGACGAAGTAACAAATGAAGAATATATTGCGTTTTATAAATCTATTTCAAATGATTGGGAGGAACATTCTGCTGTAAAACATTTTTCTGTAGAAGGACAACTTGAATTTCGTTCAGTGCTTTTTGTTCCGAAAAGAGCTCCGTTTGATATGTTTAATGGAGGGGCAAACAAAAAATTCAATAAGATTAAATTGTATGTTCGTCGTGTATTTATATTAGATAATTGTGAAGAATTAATGCCAGAATGGCTTGGATTTATTCATGGTATTGTTGATTCGGAAGATCTTCCATTGAATATATCAAGGGAAACTCTTCAACAAAATAAAATTTTAAAAGTTATTCGTAAAAATTTGATAAAGAAATCTTTGGAATTAATTGGTGAAATTTCAGAAGACGATGAAAAATATAAGAAATTTTATGAAGCATTTTCTAAAAATATTAAATTAGGTGTACACGAAGATTCGACAAATCGTTCAAAAATAGCAAAACTTCTAAGATATAATACAACAAAATCGGGTGATGTAATGACATCTTTGGATGATTATGTAGGTAGAATGGCAGAAAATCAGCCAGGTATATATTATATAACTGGTGAGTCAAAAAAGTCTGTTGAAAGTTCTCCATTTATTGAAAAGTTAAAGAAGAAGGATTATGAGGTAATTTACATGACAGACCCAATGGATGAATATTCTGTTCAGCAACTAAAAGAATTTGAGGGTAAAAAGTTGATTAACGTAACAAAGGAGGGTCTAAAGATGGATGATTCTGAAGAAGAGAAAAAGGAATTAGAAGAATTTACAAAATCTAATGAAAAATTGTGTAAATTAGTAAAAGAAGTATTGGGAGATAAGATTCAAAAGGCTGTAGTTAGTAATAGACTGTCTGAATCTCCTTGTATTCTTGTAACAGGTGAATATGGATGGACTGCCAATATGGAAAGAATTATGAAAGCACAGGCTTTACAAGCAAATAATAACAATTCTTATATGTCTTCAAAAAAGACAATGGAGATAAATCATAATAATCCAATAATATCTTGTTTAAGAAAGAAGGCGGAGGAAGATGAATCCGATAAAACAGTAAAAGATTTAATATGGTTATTGTATGATACTTCACTATTAACTTCAGGTTTTACTTTGGATGAGCCAAGTACTTTTGCGAGTAGAATTCATCGTTTAATTAAGTTAGGATTATCAATTGATGAAGACGAGGTTGATTCGGACGATGAGCCACTGCCACCACTTGAGGATTTACCACCACTTGAAGATAATAATGAAGTAGAAGATTCTGCTATGGAACAAGTAGATTAAACAGTATAGTTATGCATAGTAAAATTTTTAAATAAAATTGTATTAATGTTATGCCTTCTCTTCTCCTCTCAAATTTAATACAATCAAAACAACTGGTTAATATATGTAAAATATGTATTGAAAATAGAATGTTTCAAACAGCAAATACAATTATTAACTCAATTGTTTATAATGTATTGAATATTAGTACATTACCAAAAGAACTTATTCTGTCGTGCCTCGCCAACAAAAATAAAAATAGTTATATTATTTTTGTTGAAAGTAATGGTCATGGTCATGTAACACAAATGAAAAATATTATTTTATTT